TTCAGTTATAACTCTTAAATGATGATAGTGGCCAGTTATTAATAAATCAGAAGTTCCAGCAGGCAATCTAGCCATTGCTTGATTTTTCCACCAATTAATTAGTTTTGATTCCGAGTTACCACCACCACCAGTCATATGGCCATGATAAAAAGTTAATCTTTTACCTTTTGCCTCTAATGTTAAATAAAATTCATCAGGGACTATTGTCTTTACATGCTTATATCTTTCTCTTCCATTTATTATTTCGCCAACAATTTGAAATATTTGAGTATCGGAGTTATCTAATCTTGAAGTTACTATGCTATTTTTACCACTTCTATTTTCGCCATGATTACCAACAACGCCTCCTATAATAATTTTTGGTGCTAACTTTAATAATCCGTCTAATATTTCAATAACCATAAGTCTTGCTATATGTTCTTGTTCAGTTTTAGTAAGAGAAATATTAAAAGGTTGGTGGTCAAAATAGCCAAAACAATTTTCAATTAAATCGCCAACACCTATTATGTATATTTCATCAACAATATCCCCATTTTTATTTAGATTTTTAATCTGTTGTTGTGCCTTTAGAATACTTTGTTTTATATAATTTACCGTGTCATCACTACCCCAATTAGCATTATATTCCTCTTTGCCGAATTGCCAATCAGCACAAATATAGAAAAAAGCGTGCGATCCCTTTTGTTTTGATACTTTTAAAGGTTTTTTAGATTTAACGTGCCTTTGTAACTCTTTAAAAAACTTATCATGTTTTGGTCTTTTACGTCTAATCGTTGCCTTGAAGGCATACATTTGTTCAACTTTGCCACCTTTAAGTTGCGTATCCCAAGTTGAAAATTTAATACTTTCTTCTTCAATAAAAAATTCATCTGAATTAAAGCCCCAACTTTGTAATAAACTATCAAATTTAAAATTATCTGTTTTTGGTTGTATATGCGTTACTTCGCCTGTATTTGTATTATTATCCCAACTTCTTTGTGGCTTCCAACCACTAGGATAATAATTATTTCCTAATTCATCATTATGAGCAATTTCTTGCTTTTTTTTGACTAATTTTTTAACCTCGTCGGTCATAAGGTTATATTAGCAAATTAATATAAAAAAGAGCTAAAACTAGCAAAAAGTACCGCAAATGCTGTTACCCAACCTGTTATTTCCATACGGCTAGGTTTTGTATTAACTAAATCAAATAATTGATTAATTTCTTTTTGCATTTCTGCTTGGCCTTGTAATAACAAATTAAGCATTTCTTTATTTGTATATCCGTTATCACTCATCTTTTGGTCCCTCTATCCAATCAAAATCTTCTATATATTGTTCCATTTTATCGATTTTTTGAACGATAAAATATATTCCTTTTATTAAAAAATAAAGACTTACTATTCCCATAAATAGTTGTTCCATAAGTTTTCCTTTCTAATGGTTGTGTAAATTAGCTTCTAAATAAGCCAATCTAGTTTTTAAATCGTTAAGCTCCCACATACTATTATTTACAGTTTGTACTTGTGTTTCTACCCTTGTTAACGAATCATTAAGGTCTTGATACTCCCACTTCTCTAGTAAGTAATATCTGTCTAAATCAAAACCACCGTCTCTGACTGTTTGCTCTAAGTTATATAAGTTAGCCTGTAGCGTAGCCATTTCTTCATTAAACCTGCCTACATTTTGCGCTGCCATCTCTAATGATTGTATTTTTTCATAAAGTACTGCTATGTCGTTTTGTACAAATGTACTTTCCTTTAATGTAGTAAATTCATATTCAATTGTATTCATTCTGTCGTCAATGCCTGTTAAAGTAGTTAAAACTGCATTTAAAGACTGAATACCTGCACCAACTGATGACATTAAGGCTATACCTGTAACAACTAAACCAATGTTATCTTTTATTTTTTTTAACATTAGTTAGTTCCGCAACAACCGCCACCACAACAATTGTCCATATTAGCCCCCGATTTTCCAAATTATTTCAGTTATTTCTGAATCAATACCTTGTATTATGTTTAAAACCTCTGATACTTTTTGATTAGCATTTATTACTTCCACTTGTAATGCAGTAACTTCTTGTTGTAAATCATTAACTGTTTTAAATAACCAACCAACAAGTGCAGCTAAACCACCTTGTAATACTTGATTAAGATTTATCTTTGCTTCCATTAATCCTCGAAAGTTGCCTTTGGTTTATATTGTTCTAGCGCATGCTGAATTACTGTAATAAAACTACTTAAAAAAGCTACTCCTAATAACTCAAATAAATCTGCGTTGATTATTCCAGTACTATTTGCTAAGTATAAAGATATTGCTGACTGTAAACCTGTTCTTAAAGCCTTTGAAATCATAAACTTCCAATAAGCTTTCCAATTATTTTTTTTCATAACTCTCCTAAAATTACTTTTGATATAATTTTAGCAATATAGTTAGTCTGTTGGAAGTTATAAAAGCTTATTAGAGCTTAATATTGCGGACTTAATTTGTTTTAAATCTTTAATTATCTTATCAAATTTATCATCAACCATACTTGTTAGTATTACGTGGTCTTTAGCTTTATTATCTAATTGGGATCCAAAATCTATATCTGATATAGTCAATGTTACTTTTTCTCCATTAACCATAGGAACTGCTATTTTTTCATACATTTTTTTATAAGCATTTCGACTAGCACCAATAAATCCGTCTTTACTTACGTCTAAATCTTGTTGTGTATCGCCAACTAAAATACATCCGGCCGAATTTTCATCAGTATTTCCTGAATGAAATAGCACCCATTTAAAATTAGGAATATCTTTTATTTCAAGCATTCCATAATGAGCATTTTTATATCTAGCTGAATACCTATTATGAAAACCACCCTCTTTTCTAAACTCAATATTATAAGTTCCTTTAGGAATAGCAGTCTCTCCGTAAACTTTTACGTCTCTTACTTCATCTTCTAAAGTAAAACATTCAAATACGCCATTAATAAATAACATTCCATTAGTAGCGTCTGCACCAAATTGCGTGCGGATCACATTAAGTTTCATTATGCAGGTTTAGGATTGTCTGCTTTTACTTGTGCTATAAAATCATTCCAAGTAGTTGTACCATTTACACTATCCCAATATTGCATATCAAGTTGGTCTTGAATAGATCCGTAAGCTTCTTGTCTAGCAGTTTTATAACCATTTTCTTGTTGGTCAAACTTACTATTAGCTAAATCTACAATAGCTTGGTCATATTCAGAATCAGTAAACTCTCTACGCTCATTATTTACTTGTGCGTACATTGGTTTAGCGTCCTCAATTTCTTGAGTTGCTATAACTGTTAGTTCTTCTAATGTTGCCATAATTATCCTTTCTATCTTATCATACTTTATTTAATTACTTCTTTAAACCATATAAAGTGAACTCTGCACCTGTGTTTATGTTTACTCCGTCTTCCATTGTTATTGAAACACCGTCACTTGCACTTTCTACTGTATGAGTTATCCCACCTTGCGCACCTAATAGCTCGGGTGTTAAATCTAAAAAATTACTTTCTACTGTCATAACACTATACTCACTTGCATTCGCAAAATTAAATAAATATAAAACTGCATTAGCTTTTTCGCCTGTATTATTACCCAAAGAAAATGCAAAAGTTGTTGAATCTGAATTAGTACCTGAATCATTAAAAAAACTTGTTGTACTTCTAAATACCATAGAAGCCCTGTCATAATTTGAAGTCGTATCAGCACTACCCGATTTTGTTATTCTAAAAATCATATTTTTATTATCTGTTACAGGTTGTACATTTGATATGACAAGTTTGCAAACATCATAAGTGCTATCTATTCCTGTCAATACTGCACTAGCAGTTGGCGTTGATAGTGTTATTTTTTGAATTTCTATTAAGCTACCTGCCATAATTTACTTCACCCCAAACACTTTAACGGTTAAACTATCAAAAGTTTGAGTATCTAATTTAAATTTTAAACCTGCAATAACATCAGTTGCCCTATAAACAAAAATTCCTTTACTTGCAAACATTCCACTATTCGTATCTGCTGATGATTGTGTGCTTGCAAAAGTGTTAGTTCCACTTGTAAAAGGATTATAAATAGTTATTAAACAACCCGCGCCGTCATTACTATCTGCTTGTAATCTTATAACTCTGCCGTGTTCATCTCTACTTGTACTTCTTGACTCTGAAAACCCACCATAAGAAAGCAATTCCATAACTGCTTCATCATAAACTGTTCCTGTTAAAGCATTACCACTTGTGTCTAAGTATTGAAACTCCACCCACTCTAAACCTGTTATATCTACTTTAGAAATAAAAACTTGATACACATCATAATTAGCATTAAAACAATCTGTGATAGATAAAGTGCTAACAGAATTTCCACTAGCTGATTTTATAAATTGTAAATTAGTACTCATTATGAAAATTTAACCCCATATAAAGACCAACTTGCTGAAAAGTTATAATTTGAACTGTCATAGCTACCTACTTGTATTCCTGTTACTGTACTTGCTTGCGACATTAAACCACTTCCAAATTCTCCTATCATTCCGTCTGAAGTTCTAACGTGTTGATTAGTTATAAATGAAAATTTAGCACTATCTGTCAAACTATAAAAATAAGTATATCCAACACCACCAAAATTTATTGGTTGTTCAATTTGTATTGGAATGCTTGTCCGACCTGTTTCTTTAAATTGTGCATTACTACCCTGCAATGCTTGTTGATAAGCCCACTCATAAGCCGTGCTAGTTTCTAAAACACCATTTTCGTAAAACCTGACACCTAATCTCGTGTTAGAAACTGCTACTTGTAAATTATTGCAAGTTAAAAAGTGAACATTGTAATTTCCTAAGTTTGTAAAATCTACTGTACTAACACTACTAACAGTTTGAGTTTCAATTAATTCTAATTGTCCATAGTTAGTATATTTATCTGCTCTT